TCTTCATGCTCGCTGTCATAACGTTTATATTCAAGTCCAAACAGAGCGTTTAAACCTGGTTCTAGTTCTTTAACTAGTTGTGATCTTGAGATAGCCATAGTTTATATTCTCCTGTTATAGTAATTGAGTACCTTTAGAAACTCTAACAATGAAATCTTCATTAGTTACAGCTTCTTCGTTACCTACAAATGGTGAAGTATTCACCACTGTCACTTGACCAGCACTTGCCGCTGCTGAAGTTCCTAAATCAAGGTAAGCGCCTGAAATACCGTTATTAGTATTACCTGCTGCATACACTTGTTTAAAAGTTACTCCAACTGCAGTAGTTCCTAGAGCAGTTCCTGTAGATTTAACAAGGTACAATTGGTTAGGGTCATTAATTACATACGCCTGAATTTCACCCTGTGTGATATTCGTTTGCGAGTAAAAATTTGACCATTTTGGTTTTTTTGTTGATGGGTCTGATTCTATCAAGCAACCATTGAATACACCAAAAATACTAGTAAGAGCTGAAGTATCAACTACGATAACTCCACCAGTAACGTTTAGCTTAACAAGGTCTCCTTGAAAAATAGACGAGCTGTAGTTGTCCACGATCACATATTGATCTTGTCCGCCTGCAGCTGGGTTCCCACCAAGTTTGCCTAACGGTCTAAAACCGAAGGCAGCTGTTGAGTTTGCCATATTTATTTTCTCCTTAAGTTTATATTTACTTTTTTTGGGTAGGAATTACTAAATAATTAGTTTTTCTTTGTACCACCAAAAGTTACACGAGTCTGCCTATCTTTGCTGATGGGCATACTTGGATGCTGTTCCTTAAAAGGATCGTTTGCAATAGCTTCTTCTCGGTCTTGAGTTCTTTTTGCAAAGTACTCTTCGCGAGATTTTGCGATCTCTTCGGGTATCCTAGCCAGCAATAGGCCGCCAACTCCAATGACTCCTGCGTATTTTCCGTCTTTGACTGCTGGGTAATTAGAATCCGGATATTCATCCGATCTAACAAATTCCCAACCAGATCTCAATTTGCCTGAAATGTTCTTCGTATCATCGAAGCCAGCACTTTCGGCTCTTATCCATCTATGTCTAAATCCGTCTGGCGCAGGTGGTGCATCCAGAGATGATGGTGGAGTCCAAACTTTAGGTCTATCATTTTTAACCCTAGTTTCGCTCGCACGGGAAGTCTTATTTTCATTTTTGTCCATATGCCTATACCTCCTTCGTGGTTAATTGTTTCGCATATTCTTCAAGTGGCACACCTAATTTTTTAGCAATTGCTACCTGTGACGGTGTGAGTCTTACAGTTTTGCGACTAGAATTCTTGCCACCTGTTCTGCTAGCCGAAGCTACAGTTTGAGTAGGTTTTGAATTATTTGTCGTTTGTACTGTATTAGTAGCAAATTTATGGGGAAATTCAAGTCTTATTCTTTTATCAATTTCTACATAATATTCATCACTTTGTGGATCATAACCTTCTTCTTCTACAAGCTTTTTATGCAAATCAAATGCAGTATAAGTCATAGCAGAATCTTGACCAAACCATGTATTCTTTTGAGCCCAACCTTGAGCTTTAGGATCTGGATTGATTGGTTGTTCTTGTTGAATAGGTTGTTCTCTTAACCTGTCAACATAATCCTGAACGGGTTTAGCATTATCAATTTTATTTTCTAATGCTTGTTTAGATTTAATTTCAGATAATCTAGCATCTTCATAACCTAATTTAGCTATTTCAGTTTGTGCTGCAATTTCTAATTTTAAATCGCCATCAGTTCTAGCTTGTGCTAATTTAGCGGCTGCTGCTTCCATGGAAGATTTAATTCTGTTTTCCATTTCATTAACATAGCCTGTATCTAATTTAGTAAGTCGACCTGCTAAACTTTCTTTTTCACCTTGAATTTTACGTGCATACTCAATAGCAGCTTCACGCTGTCTTTCAGCTTCACGCATCTTCTTAGTTAATTTAGCAATTCTCTTTTTTACGCCTTCACTGTAATCTTCTAATTCTTTCTTTGAGTCTGTATTCTCTATTCCCTGGTCCTTGTTTTCTGTTTCTTGTTTGCTAGTTTGAACAACAGGCTGCTCATTTGATTGCGCAGATGTGTTATCGGACTTAGCACTGTCTTCAATAACCTCATGTGTAACCTCCTCTTGTTTAGATTCCAATTCAACATCGACACCTTCTGTTTCGCCGACATCAATCATTGGATCTTTGTTTTTATCTTCTGGCATAGTTTCCTCCTATGATTATATATGATACAATACGTCTTCCGGATTTTTAATCGTTCCGAGTACTTCATCATCGTTTAAAAGACGGACTTCGCCGCCTTCTATTGGTAGTCTTGAGCCAGCATATCTGGCGAAGATCACCCAATCCTTTTCCTTGCACCATGGACCTGTTGGATATCGTTCCTTATCATTATAAGCTAACGGACCAACTTTTAAAACATATCCACAATTTGTAGATATTCTTAATTTATCCAAAGACTCTTGTGAGAATATAATTCCACCTTTAGTTTTATCTTTAGGTGTAAATGGTAATACTAAAATCCTCCAACCAGATGGTTGTGGTAAACTGTCAATTAAAGAGTCAGTAATATTTTCTGCTCTTACAGTTTTTTTATCTTCTTCTTTATATTTTTCTTCAAGACCTAATACCGTTTTAGGTACTTCAGTCGAGTTTGATAACGTTTCCTTTTGCATCTTCTTTTAGCTCCTTGTTGTTTAGCAGGTTAGAGATTTCCTGTAATAAAAATTCGTATACACGAATTTGACCTAAGATATACTTGTAGTCTTCCATATTGTCAACGCCTCCTGATGTAACAATTGTACTTAAATTCTTCAATTGTTCCCTCATAAAACGCTGTAATTTACTAGCTACATCTATTGTATCTTCCATGTTCTTTCTCCTGTTGGTTATATTAACAGTTCCACTTACGTAGAGACTTATTAATTCTTGAATTCGGATCTCTTGCAGTTTTTGCAGAAGTTAATCTTTTTTTCATACCTTTCATTCTAGCACAGAATGATTTTCTTCTTTTAGCAGATTTAGAACCTGGTTTTAATTTTGAAGGCTTTGTAGTTACAGCTAGTGATAATTTAGATCCAGGATTAGCAGCTCTATAAGATGCAATACCTTTTCTATTTAATCCACCTTCTGGATTTTTACCTTCTTTACGTTGCCATGCAGGAGTTGATCCTTTAGCAAACATAGTTCTACCTTGTCCTCTTAATGCAATGTCACCCATATTAATACATTTTAGTTTTTTTAGTTTTAATGGTTCTACCTTGTCCTTTACCTACTAATCCACCATCTTTGTAATGTTCAACTGGATTATATGGTCTTGTTGAATCTTCTTGACGTATTGAATTTAAATATTCAAATTCTCTTTCTTCTTCTCTTTTTTTAATTTGATTTTCATCTAATTTCTTTTCAGCTTCTCTAAATTTTTTTTGTTCTTCCTCTGCTTTTTTAGCAGCTTTATCTAAATCTTTATAAAATTTTTTATAAACTTCACTTGGCATTATGCTAATCCTCCTCCACCCATTTTTTTTCTTGTAAATGTTGGAACATTTTTAGGTTTAGGTCCTGTATTACCAGCTGCTCTTTTTCTTGCAACAGCAGATCGTCTTTGACCTTCTGACATTGCTCTTGCTTTTGCTAATGGTACACACTTTGGATAGCCTTTTCTTTTTTCTCCTTTTGATCTTCCACAAGGAGCAAAAGAACCGTCCTTGCGTTTCGATCCAATATCAACCCATTTCTCTTGAACCCACTTACGTAAACCCATATTAATATTTTTTAGTTTTTTTTCTTCTGTTTTCCATTACACTGCCGCAACCTTTTGCGACGCCGCCTTGTTTATAATTAGAAACCATTTTTCTCTCTTGTGAAAGACTTCCACCACCCATTTTCTTTTTTCTTCCACCTGGAACTATTTTTCCAGAACAAACAGCAGAGGCATACATATTAGCATATGCGCTTGGATATACTTTGAATTTTCTTTTGGCTGCTGCTTTTCCTCTCGGACAAAGTTTGGCCATTACTTCCAACCTCTTTTTGCAATTCTTGGCATGCCTCTCATTAAACCACCTTTTGCTTTTTTAACTCTTCCGCCTTTTTTATATTCTTCTTTTTCTCCGTATTCTTCCATTTGATTTAGTCCTGATTTTAATTCATCGGACATTCTTTCTGCAGCGCCTACTTCAGTTGGTTCTAAAGCCCCTATAACGGGACCTATAATAGGAATTGCTTTTAAACCCTTTTTACCTACAGCATATGCAGCTCTTCTTGCAGCTTTTTTAATATCAGCTGCTTTTTCCATATCTGCTGCACTAGTTAATCCTCTTCTCCTAGCCATTTCAATAAATTTTTTTCTTCTTGAATTATATTTAGATTCATCATACTCACCTACATTACTTCTAGGTTCGTCTGAAGTTTTACTTTTAAGAGCTCTAGCTAACTCTTTAAACTTTTCTGTTTTTTCTTCTCCTGTCAAATCTGCTTTAGATAGTTTTGCAAAAGGATTTTTTTCTTTAGGCATATTATCTTTTACCCTTCATCATTTTGCCTTTTTTAGCTTTTGACATTCTAGCAGTAATAACATCAGCATAAGTTGTTTTTCCATCTTTGTTTAAA